TGCTTTCAAACCAAGATATATTGATTTTATTAATATCAATATTATTATAATTGATATCATTGTAAAAGTAAATGTCTGGTCTCAAGACAATTACTGCATCATACTCAACTCCTTTAGATTGAACGTATTCTTTTCGAAGAGAATTAACCTTATTCAAAGAATAAAGCATACTCAAAACATTATATGGTCTACCCTGAAGATAACCATCAGATAAAAGTTTATCTTTATCAAAGTTTGTCTCCAAAAAAGAATCAGATACTGTAATTGTGTTATATGGATTTCTTTCAAATAATTTTACATCTTCAACCAAAAGTCTTTTTGGTTTTACCACATTTTTTATAAAGTTAATTTCCTCATCATAGATATTCCAAGTATGACAAAAAAAATCAACCTCATTATCTTGAAAGAGATGTTGTTTTTGATTTTCAAAAGTTTTAGAGAGAGTTCTTAAATGACCCCTATAACATATAGCAAGTTTCATTGATGATATTTTGAATTATCTTTCGCTAAATGTACAATTTTTGGTTCAAAATTGCAATAGATATCAAAAATTTCGGGGTATGCGTATTCTGGACCTAGAGTATTGACTCTTGATTTATTTTCTATAAAAAATTTGTTTAGATGACTTTCATCGTGCCAAACAGCAATCACATTATTTTCTAAATCTTGATTAGTCCTACTCTCAAGTTCTTCAATCAGTTCAAAGATTTCTGAAGATTTCCCACCCCATAAGCAACCTTGATAATAGACAGAAAGGTCGTCTTCTTCCTTTATACATGACTTTGATAAAGGATTTATCTCAAATGCTCCAGGAAACTTATTATGAGGAGGCATTTGTAAAAAATGACAAGGATGATGAACTCCAAAAAATGATTTACTATCATCAAAAAAATCTTCATATTTTATTGATTCAACAACAAGAGCATCTGCATCAATAAAAACAAACCAATCATTCTCTTTAATTTCTTCTTTTGCCTTTTGAATGATTTCAAATCTTTTTAGAGTAATATATGGCCATTCAAGATGTTCCTGATGATACACTTTTACATCCTCAGGAAAATCACCATCTCCATCAGTAAAAACTAAAAAATTTTTTTCTACATTTGGGAGAAAATATTTATGAATATTTTGATAATATTTTGGAAGAAAGTTTAAATACTTTCCTGTTCCTATAAAACAAATTGCAATTTTCATTAAAAAACAATCCAACTTTGTGGAATAATATCTTTAGTATTTAAATGTGAGTTTGCAGGTCCAAACCATTTTGTTTTTGGATCTGGAGCAACAACAACTTTGTTGAGATTTTTATTTAAATATGCACCCCACCAGCTAAAAGTACTATTAGAAATTATATTATCATCGCAAAGACTTTGTAGACAAAGATCATACCAGTGATCCATATTTACACTATCCCATCTACCATCAGGTCTTACTATTTTTCCATCTTCAGTTTCTGAAAACATAAATCTATCATCACTAAAAATTGACTGTTTTTTACACCAAGCAATATCATCAGAAAATACAAGAACAGTATGATTAGGAAATTTTGATATTGCTTCTTCAAACCATTCATTAGAAAGGTTGAAATGATTTGCAGAATTTTGCAAATAATCACCTCTTCTAATATGAACAGAAACAATTTTTCCTTTAATATTAGAAATAAACTCCTTACACGGAGTTAAAATTTCATCCTTAAAAGTAAAATCTTCTTGTAGTTCATCCCAAACATTTAAAAAATATTTCTCTGTTTGAAAAAATCCATACAAAGACGCTTCTTGAGGGGGGTTATTAAAAAGGTTTTCATCAAATTCAAATCCTTTTTCAGAAACAATATCACAGGATATAGGAGTTCCACGTCCATCACGTAAATCAGTTGGACCAAGAAATCCACGAATATTTGTAGAATGGGTCATTTCAAACCCTTCAAACAACTGCATTTCGTTATTTTCGGGAATCATATAATCAACATTGTTATATGCAGCAATTCCCTTAATTGCTGCATATTGGAACATTTGATTTGCTAGATATCCAAGTCTACCTAAGTGATTAAATGCTAGCATTTACTTGCTCCTCAATCCATTTATATGTTTTTTCAATACCTTCTTCAAGAGTCATAGTATAGTCCCACTGAAGTTTTTCGCGGATAATATCATTATTGGAATTACGACCACGAACACCCAAAGGTCCATCAATGTGTTTTTTATTTACAATTTTACCAGCAATCTTACCTGCAACATCTGCAAGATGATTGATGGTAACCATTTCTTCAGATCCGATATTTACTGGTCCCATAAAATCTGATTGCACAAGACGATATGTTGCCTCTATACATTCATCAATATAAAGAAATGAGCGTGTTTGTTTGCCATCTCCCCATATTTCAATCTCTCCACCATCTTTAGGAAGTTCTGCTACTTTACGACAGATTGCCGCTGGAGATTTTTCTTTTCCACCTGTCCAAGTTCCCTCTGGTCCAAAGATATTATGATACCTAGCAACCCGAACAGGAATCCCATAATTACGAGAATAAGCGAAAAACAACCGCTCTGAGAACAGTTTCTCCCAACCATATTCAGAATCGGGTGCTGCTGGGTATGCTGACTCTTCACGGCAATCTGGGTTGTCTGGATCAAGTTGATTATATTCTGGATATATGCAAGCAGAACTAGAATAGAAAATTTTTGTTTTATTTACATTTACAAGATCATTTAATTTTTTTTGAGAATTCAAAACATTTAAATTGATAGTTGCTGAATTGTGCATTACATCAGCATCGTTTTCTCCTGTAAATAAGTATCCAGCACCTCCCATATCGGCAGCAAACTGATAGACTTCATCAAAAGTTTCGATGTATTTGCTAGGAACAAATTTATGAAAATTAGCATAAGGACCCTTATATTGCAAACACTTTTCTACAAAAACAGGATCTCTCAAATCTCCAACAATAAACTCATTCGCTTCGCTATCGGAAAATTCAGGTAGTTTGAGATCTACACCACGTACCCAATATCCTTCAGAACGAAGTCTTTTTACCATATGACTTCCAATAAATCCACCAGCACCAAGCACAAGTGCTGTTTTTTTATAATCGCTCATAGATTATTTTAAACTCTTTGTATATATTATACAAAAAAAGGAGGGTGTTGTAAACCTCCTTTTAATATATTCAGGCTCGCCACTTATTTTTTATCTAGAAATAAGAAACTAGGCGGGGTTCCCCCATCCACACCAGTCGGCATATTTTATGTCCAATCCGACGAGGACATAATGGGTCATTGACTCCACCACTTAGTTTTGAGAAACTAAGAAAAGTTGAATAAGTTTTGGGATTTCAATTGCAGCATAAAATCCACAGAGAACTAATATATCCCAAAACTTATATTTTAATGCAAAGGGAATAACAAAAGCATTCCCTACACATTTTACTAATAGACCAGATTTTGGATCTCCCCATAGCATAAAGAAATACCCAGACAAAAGGAGAATGTTGCCAATATACCTGAAGAGATCAGATTTTGACATTAAGGGGTTGCTCCCGACCAGTACTTTTAAAGTCTTTCCGTGACTATTTAATCAAGCAACTTCAACTGATTCAAGATCTTGATAAAGATATTCCATAAGCATCTCATAATCATCTAAAGGATCACCAGAGAACACTACACCTTCGTTTTCATAATAACGGCGAACCTTTTTGTAAAGTTTCGGATTCTTTACGTCAAGATAAAAATCGCCATTTGCTGCACCACGAAGAGTGGAAACATCTTTCTTGAATTTTGCTGTGAGAGTCATTGTTTTGAATGTTGACCTTAGTATTATAAGGGTTTGACTTGGAGAAGTCAAGATGGACACTTGGAGGGGTGTCCTATGCTCGTTGTCAGGATTGAACTGACCTCTGCCGATTTATGAGATCGGTCCCTTCAACCAGATGGGTAAACGAGCAAGTACGAGTGGGTGGATTCGAACCACCTCAAAGCCGCTAATCTGGCGGAAAGAGTTTATAAGACTCCTCTGACTACCAAGTCTCACTCGCATAAGACCAAATCATTTTAGGAGATTTGGAACCCGTCGTCAAGACCCTTCTTCGTGGTCTGTGTGAATGTGTATCAAGTCATCATCCACAATCGATTCTATTGCGTACTTTATAGTTTCGTTGTAAGGAACTATCACTGCGCTTTTATTACCATCTCGTATGATAAATGATTCACCATTTTCTACTCTGTTCATAAGATTGTCAAAATCTGCTTGAAATTCTTCGACTGTAAAGGATTGAAGTTCGTTTAGTTCTTGATACATTTTCATAAAGTGATTTTTATGAGTCGGGGTGACAGAATTCGAATCTGCGACTTTCGCTTCCCAAAAGCGACGCTCTATCCAAGCTGAGCTACACCCCGTTGCGTAATTGATGATGTAGTCTTCTATGACAATTAGCACAAAGACATACACACTTATCTATCTCTTCCAAGATAGTTTGTTTTCCTCTCCTAGAAAGCATATCAGCAATACTCATATCTTTTTTAGAAGGGTCTATGTGATGCCATTCTAATACAATAGTATCAGATTCACCACATTTTTCACAGAACTTATCATTCATAAGTTCATTATACCAATTTTTAACCCGAAGTCTAGCAACTTTGCTTCTTTCAGCATATAAAGATTTATTTTGCTGATAGTGCTTGGAAGCATATTCTTTTGGATTTTTTGCTGGCATTTATTTAAAAAATAAGTTCAAATCTATTTATAAGACTCAAACCTTGTTTTTGTGTATATACATAATACCAGCAAAAGGAACGACTGTCAACCCCATTCCACAGAGAAAAAGAAAGAATGGATTTGCTGCGAGTGATTCTACGATGTGAAAAATCATTGTGCGTATGCGTGGGTAAGTCCCCAATAAATCCAACACCCCATTAGTGTAGCATAGATTAAGGTAGAAATCAAGATTGTTTTAATCATCTTCTTCCTCGTCTTCATAAGTTGATGGTTCTTCGAAGAGTTCCTCCATTTTTTTCTGAAGAACTCTTTCTTGTAATAATTGCAAATCTTCTTCTGTAAACTTAACCATTAAATTAGTTTAAAGTAATTTTAAGCCAAGGTAATAGTGGAGGGATAATACCAACAAGTCTTAAAAGTCCCTCAGCAAATAAAGCAAGAACCACCCAACCGACGCACATACTAATGATAGAAGCATTACGGTTGTGTCGTCGTATTGCAGCATCAATCATCTCCTGCACTTCTGTGCGAGTTACATAATCATCGTCATATGGGTCCATCATTTCTCATCACCAAGAAATTTTGCAAGAGGATCTCTGCGGGTTTTAACAATTTCAACTGCTCTTTTATAAAACATATTATCCGTGTTGCCAGATTCTTCAAAGGTTGCTTTAATTTTCACCCAATTCTCATATGTGTGTTGATCCATTGGGTTTAAAGAGATAGTACTATTATATAATAGTTTTCAATCTTTGAATGTCAACCAAATGTGTTCATTATGTAACACTCATTAAGGAATTGTTAAATTTGTAACTTATCTTAAAACGGAAAGAACAGGAATCGAACCTGCGAGGGCGTTAACCCCAGCCGCTTTCAAGGCGGTGTCCTCGACCAACCGGACTCTTTCCAATATTAAGTCCTTATCGGAC